TCCCATTTAAAGATCAATACATTCCAGAAGTTTCTACTATTGTATCTACTGCTGTTATTGGCTTGGTTGCTGCCAGTACTCCACTTCTTCTTAATGTAGTAAAACCATTAGTAAAACAGGTAGTAAAAAAGCTTACAAAGAAAAAAGATAAGTTAGAATAAAAAAACCCTATTCGACAAGGCAATGGATAGGGCGTCTAGGTAGGCAAGTCTAACCCGTGCTTGTCTACTGCCAAATTTGGTATATAATAAATAACACAAGGAGAGTAAGGTATGTTCGGAAGCATTGCGTGTGCCACGATCCACTACCCTTCTATTATCCCTTGTATTAAACAAAAGAACTCTTAACCACAGTTAACACTCCCTAGTTAAGGGCGAGCTTTTGTTTTTTAAGCAACCAGACCTGATAAAGAGTAGATTAAGTTCTACCTCCTCACTTTCAGAGCGTCAGTTGCTTATTTTTTTGTCTTTAATTCGTGAGTATGTGGGATAACTTGATTCGGTGGGACGGTAACTACAATATCTTCACAAGTAATAGCACTAGGAGTATTAGGCTTAAAGGTAACACCTAATTTTGCTTGCTTTGCACACATCTCTAGACGATATAAACTGATCTCCATTTTTGTTTTCTTAATCAATAACTTCTGAGCTTCTATATTTACTGCACTTGCTTCATGGCAAAGCTTTGGAGATTTTCCTAATGGAATATTTATCTGAGCAGAGACACCATAATTTAAATTAAAGTTCTCCTTTTCAAATCTTGGAGTTTCCTGTACATATTTTATCGCTCCAGTATTCTCATCATAGATATTCTGTTTGGTAACAGTTTCTCTAGGTAATGAAAATGTATGAGAGTCGGTTACATATGGAGTGATTGTAAGACTAGGAGAAGCACAAACAATTCCCTGACTCATTCTGAAACTTGGCATTGATGATGGAGTTATCATTGTCGCATTATTATTTACAACACCTTGAGCGTTTGAGCTAGGACTTGCAACTGTAGTGTTTGCAAGGGTTTTGACAGGACAAAGTAATAAAGCTACTGCCCAAATGTAGTTGTAGTTTCTGTTGTTGTGCTTGAATTTATTGTTCTTGTTATTGTCGTTACTGTGTCCAATCCTGGTGTTATCAGAGTTTCTTGAAGAGAGAATGATGCCCCTGGATTTGTAATTGTGAATCTTGGAACGGATTCTAAATTTGGTGAAGTCCAACTAAAATTTACCCCTCCAACTGTTTGTTCTGTAAGAGTTGTAGCTGTAGGGTTGATATATTTATTTGTATCGGTGCTTTCAATATTATGTCCTGATGCTGAGTAGGAGTAGCCTGTACGATACTGATGACTTGTAATGGTTTCATTTATTACTGATTCAGATGTTGAAGAAGTCTGACTCGAACCTGATCTAAATTGTGGAACGACAGGAACAGCAAGGGTTCTTACTGGTAATGCTAATAAAACTAACCATAGAAGTCTAGTCAATTGTTATGCGGACGGTAGTTGAACCAACGCAGCTAGTACCTGATCCTCCAGCCGTGCAGGTATGAACACCGCTACTTAAACTCGTTAGGGCGAGACTTCCGCTAGTCCCTCCGCTTCCCACCGTTGTCTGTCCCGATAGATGAGGGATTGTAGCGATACCACTAGAAGGAGTTATCGCAGATGGTGTGGCATCACCCATAGTAATGGATTCGGTAAGAGAGAAAGCAGATCCCGATGTTGTCACCGCTTTATCAGTTTGAATTAAAGCTGGTACACCTGCGGTCAAACTCGAAACATTGAGTCCACCAATTTGTCCAGCAGTTGTAGATCCTCCAGAAGTTACAGATGGGGTGACATTGTTACCTGATATTGAATAAGTCGTTCCAAGTTTATTGGTAACGCTATATGGCATGTCAACAGTAATCTGTGCAGAAGTAACAAATTCCTGCTTTATATCAGCGTAAGTTGGTGCTGATAATAGAAATAGAAATGGAAGAAGTTTTTTCATGTGTCTAGTTTTCCGTTGTTCTTTACATTTTTCCCAGTAATGGGATCAACTCTGATTACATCAGGTTTACTTGTAATTAATTCTATTGGTTGTTTTATTACTATAGTTTGTACACCACCATTGGTGTTGCCAATATTACCATTTTCTCCTTCTTTCTTTTTTTTCTTTGCTCCTGTTGCAGCCCCAACAGAAACACCCCATCCAGCAAGAATATTTCCTAATAATCCTGCTGCGAATGTGCTATCCACTCTAGGTTGATCTGGTATATCAAGACCAAATAATTTATTAGGTAATTTAATATATCCAAGAGATAAGACGATCAAACACCAAGCAAGGATAGCTCCTTGTGCAGTAGTGCTTACTAAAAACATTATCTTTTCTTGATAGTCAGGTTTATCATCATCTAATTGTTTTTTATTCTCGATTGTTTTATCTGCCATAACTTGTTTTATTAGTCATACTAGACATAATTACGAATTTAAGCAAATGCCAGAAGTTTATGGAGCGTTAATTGGAGCATCAGCTACCGCTTTTCTTATGGTTTTATCCAACATGAGTAATCGAAGGGAAAGAGATATTAGAGAATTATTTAATCGAATAAATCAACTAGAAAAGGTGGTAAGTAGGTTAGAAGGCCAAAACCGCTAATGTTTGGTATGTTTAGGAAAGAACATAAAAAACAATGTCAAAATTTTTAATCGGTTTATTTATCAAGTTTGGAAAATCTGAATCATTACGCAAAGCTGCTTTAAATCTTTTAAAAGATCTTGCTGCTAAGTCTGATAATGATGTTGATGATGCAATCGTTAAAATGATTGAGGAAAAACTCTTTCCAGTAAAATGAGCATTAAAAAATTTCTCAACATTGATATAGAACCAGCACCTCCAGAATTGGAATTAGAAGTTGAAATGCGATGTAGAGAAATTATGAAAAGCAATGACTATGACAATATAAAAAGATACTGTACCCATCTCATTAGACATCAACTGGAGCAAGATGTTTTTTTAGCTGCAATGTTAGGGAGATTAGTAGAATTAGAAGCTAATCTTGTTGTAAAAGAAATAAGAAAAAGAAAGCCAAGAAATCCTATAAAAAAGTTTTTTCATATTCCTTAATTTCTTCATCAGTAAAATCTCGTACCAATAAATTTTTTATTTTGTCTACTTCATAATTAAATTTCAGAACAGCAGTTCTAATGTGATCAGTAATCCACTTTCCATCTTTAAAAACAACTTGAGCCTTATTACTTTCATTAATAAAAATATAATGATCTTGCCCTTTCAGTTGAACATCTAATAAATTTTTCTCTAAATTTTTACGCCTAATTTCTTTAAGTCTTTGTAATTTTTTTGAGTCACTCATTTTGTGTTGATTGTTTTCTTATGTTGCCAAGTGTTCTAGATAAAGCTCTACCTTGTAATCGGTTTTGAATTGCTTTATTCCAATTTTCCTCATCTTTTTTTAGAGCTTGATTGTATTCTTCTTTGTCAATCTTATCTTGTAAGAATTTATAGACAACATCTCTAATCCAAGAAGTAGGTTTAATTTTTAGTTCTTCCCTAATGTATTTATCAAATAACTCTCCTCTGTTTATATCTATTAAAACATGATAATACTTTTTATTACCATGAGGTTTTTTATTAGGTTCAGCCATTAACGTCTTTTAAAATAATACTATCATATTCTCATTGTATTAACTTTTTGATTGCCAAGCTTTAATTAGACGTTCCAATTCAGCAATCCTTTGTTTTGCAGCTTCGATTTTTTGTTGTTTTGTCATATTTCCCCTGGGGAGAGTGGCTGAAATTGTCCCATTCCTTATAATCACGCTCCAGTACTTTGATTTGGTGTGGGACAAGGGTATGGGACAAGTATAATTGTCTCACGATCCAAAAACAATGGGACAATCTATTTTGTCTCACATAGTTGTCCCACCGAAACTACTTGGTATAACTAAGATTCTTCTAATGGGACAAGATATGCACCCTCTCCCCGTGCGAGGATAGCTTTATAAGACTTATTAGAATCTTCATCTTCTACTACTTCAATAAGACCTTTCTTAATTAATCTTTGGAACGATTTACGAATAGCAGCGTCTTTACCATCAACCATTGGATCGTGAATCATCTGATTAATGGTATAAGTTTCTGGGTGAACTTTTCTTAGCTTTTGAAGAACTTTATCCTGAACAGTTGTTGGAGATTCACTATCGTTAGAAATCTCTGGAGTGTAATCAGCTATAGAGAATGTAAGGTCATCATTCATCTTCATAACCATTTGAGTCCCCATTCTTCCGGACCTAGATTTTTCAATGGTAATAAATCTACTGGAGCGACCAACTTTATTTACCTGCTCCTGAGTTGGCTTAGATAGTTTCCAAGTTTCATCAACAGCATCTCTGATAGCAGATGTTCCTCTAAATCCACCATTTTTATTGGCATGATGAATTATAAGAATCGTAGTTTTAGGGAAAAGAACTCCATTATTTCTGGTAAGCCAATATAAAGGTTGAGCAAAATCTGACTTGTTTTCATCAAAAGCTCTACCGCCACTACAGCCAATCAGAGAATCAATAACAACTAACTTAGGATTATGTTCCTGCATCAACTTAATGAACTGAGCATACCTTTGTAACTGCCAATCAGTTTGAATTTTTACGTTGCTATCAACAGGAAGATTAACTTCTTCAAGTTGTTCTTTTAACTGAGATAAAGGTTGATCTCCATTCAATAAAAGAACTGGCCCTTTTTCTACAGGAACTTTACTGCCCCTAACAAGGAAAGGATCTCCAGTAGCAATATGTTTTGCCATTGTCCAAGCACTCATGGATTTACCATCA